AATGTGTGGGAGTGGGTGCTGGCTGGATCATCGTTGGTGCTAGCCAATGGCGTAGACACCGATGCAATAGCATGGACAGGCGGCACGAACAATATAGCAGCCTTAGATGATGATGGTAGATTCACGAAGGGCGCACACATCGCCTATTGGGACAATAGATTGTGGATAGGTAATGTAGATGGCGCAAAATACCAGCTTTGGAGAAGTAATACGGGCGATATTACCACATGGGGTTCGACCGATTACTACAACTTTGACTATGACATTACAGGCATTGCCCCTATCGGCAACTCTTTGGCCGTTCATACTGACGAAGGCGTTCACACCCTAACTCCAACGGGCAATGCTACTGTTCCGTATCAAGTTTCTCGCCGTGCGCCAGTTGGCACGGTTTCTGGTCGGGGCATTGTTACAATTCCTTCGGGGTTACAGCTTTTTCCTCGGCTTGATGGGTTTTACGCATGGAATGGTGGCGATGAAGTCACCAAGATAAGCCAAGCGTTAGATGGCAGTCGCTTTTGGGACAAGCTCAACACAGCTAAACTGAGCCTTTGCCACGGAATATATTATCCCAACATGAATGAGGTGTGGTGGTTTATTCCCTATGGGGCCTCGCAGGCCACTAATAACTACGCAATCGTTTATAACACGTTATTAAACTGTTGGTCTGGCCCTTATACCAACATGGCGCGAGATGCTTCTGGCTTGGTAGATGACTTGCCTCATGCAGGCGGCTTCGATGGGTTTGTTTATGCCCATGACAGGACAAACGCAGATGACACCTCGGCCATATCAGCTACATTTGAAACAGGATCGCCTGCGCCAATGGGGGCCGATGTTAGGCTGCGTTGGCTCTATGCCCGCCACTTTTTTGATACGCAAGATAGTGGATATGACGTTCAAGTGTTACAGCAGTCTCCCAAGATAACAGGCACAACGGAAGCTATCTTGATGGGCGAATTGAGCGCAGGTCTTGGCTCGTTTACGCTGGGAACGTCAAAGTTGGGTGGAAACACCGATGCTTTATACGCAGATACTGACTTGATGGGCTACGACAACATGAGTCAGCTTAAATATACCAACAATGCTTTAGACGAACCATTTACCTTTAGGCGCGTAATGTTACAATACAAGCCTATTGGCCGAATGCGCCGCCGAAAAGTTATAGGGGTGGAGTAAAAGGTCATGGCAAACGGATCATTTGATTACAAAAAAGACCCTCGCTTTAGAAAAATACAAGAAGGGGCGAAATACGGTCAATACGATAGAGATACACTTTCAAAGGCATTGTCGGGCCAAGACCTTATGGGTTCGGCGGGCTATGACCAGCTTCAAGCCTTGCAAATTGTTGGCGATAGTGGCTTTAACCCCAATGCGTCTTTTGCCGACTACACTAAGGGCCTTGCTGGGGCTATGGGGGATGATCCGAATGCAAGAAACCCCGGCTTTGGTGGTATGTCTTTTAATGAGTTTCAAAGCCTGTTTCCAACGCAAGCGGTGGACTTTACCCGCAGCGATGCTTTTAAGAACATAAGTGTTCCGCAGACAACGACAACATCAACTGCGGCAAACCCGGCTGCCGTTGCGGACCCCGATGCTCAACCCCAGCCTCAACCTCAACCCCAGCCTCAGCCTCAGCCCCAGCCTCAGCCCCAGCCTCAGCCTCAGCCTCAGCCCCAGCCTCAGCCCAGTGGCATAGATCCGGGCATGAATGAGTTCTACCAAGGCGAGTTGGAAAAGGCGCGTAACTTAGCTCGCCAAGGCCGCACCGACTTTAACCTACAAGATGCAGCAATAGCGGCTGGTCGCATGGGTCTTCCTAATGATATTGAAAGCTTACGTGCGATGGTGATGAAAGACTTCGTTGCCCCACAGGGTGCATCAACGGGTCCATCAGCACAACCGCAGGTAGAAGTAACAAGAGAGCAGCCCGGTATAACATTTCAAGGTGCTGGCCCGTCCCAAGCCGCAGCGCAAGCTGTAGGGGGCGTTACTGACCTTGAATTGCGACAGCAGCAGATGGACACGCAGCGCGAGCTTATAAGCAGCGCAGAGGAAGCGGCTGCCCGCACCCGACAAGGGTTGCCCGGCCTCAAGGTAGCCGATCCAAATCTTAATATACAGATAGCAGAAGCGGCAGCCCCAACAGGCGGCCCATCTATAGAAACGAACTTTGCAGCACCTAATATGCTTGCAACGGGTGATGTAGAATACGACCCCGAATACTTTAAATACGAAACCGATTTACAAAACTTTATGTTGGATGCCTTGCGCCAAAATTTAGCAGGGCAAGGCGGCATGGACGCTGTTACATCGGCGCAGATGGCAGATGTTGCAGCCAAGCAAGCCAGAGATGAAGCTCAGACAGTAGAAGACCTTCAGCGGTATGGGGTATTGCGAGGGGGTGGCGATACGGCAGACGTATTGGGAGAATTGCGGTCTGGATACGGACGCACTTACTCCGATATATTAGCTGACCAAGCCACTCGACAGCAAAATGATCCTCGACTTGAAGCGGCAATGCAATTGGCGCAATTAGGCAGTGATCGTTACATGAGGGGCGGCGAAATGATAGGCCGCCTTGGCGGGCAAGATACACTGGCAGCGCGAGATGCCCAACAAAGGGCCATAGAGCGACAAGAAGGCATGTCGCTGGAAGCACAGATCGCCAATCAGCAAGCCATAGAGCGCGAAGCTGATATTAGCGGCTTCCTACGTGGAGCAAGATCGCTTGAGGGCAGAGGACAAGACATTGACGCGCAGTTTGGTCGCGCAGATCGCCAGTTAGAGCAGGCGCGGGTGCTGGCACCGCAGTATCAGTCGGCTGCCGACATGGCTCGCAGCGATGCGATGTTACAGCAAGACGTAGCTGACAGAAACCTCGCTCGCGGGCTTACCATCACGGAGCCGACAACGCGAGAACGCTTTGAAGAGGGGGTGCGCGGAGCGCAGCAGGCTGAGTCATTAGCGGAAGCGGGTGTTACAGGCCGATTCGACGGGCAGAATACGCTTGCCAGAGATCAGATGTATGAGGACTCAAGAAATCTTAGCAAAGAACTGGCTAACAAGGTAAGAATGGGGATCTTGGATGCTGAAAAAGCATTTTCGTTACAAGGCCTTATTAATGAAGGCAACCTTGATCAAGTCAAAGCAGAGCTTGCTTCTGCTGAGTCAATGCAAGAGGCAGACATTTCACAAGAAGAAAGACAGTCGCAGCGCGACTATTCTAACTTCGCAAAAGAACTCAACAATGCTCTTGCCTTGGCTAATATTGACCTAACAAAATCCGAAAGAATACAAGGATTAATTAATGACGGCAACCTTGAACTGGCAGAAAAAGAGCTTGAAGGCCTTGGAATAACTGTTGGACAAGAAGAACGTCAGTCGCAACGCGACTACTCATTAGCGCAAAAAGAACTCACTAACCGCCTCACTTTGGCTAATATAGACCAAACGAAAGCTGAAAGAATACAGACGCTTATTAATAACGGTCAGCTTGATTTGGCAGATAAAGAACTTGAGGCTCTTGAGGTTACTGTTGGGCAAGAAGAAAGACAGTCGCAACGTGACTACTCACTGGCGCAAAAAGAACTTACCAACCGCCTTACTTTGGCCAACATTGATGTAACAAAAGCTGAAAGAATACAAACCCTCATTAATGACGGCCAGCTTGACTTAGCAGAAAAAGAGATCGAAGCCCTTGGGATAACTACCGAAGCAGACAAAGAGATGCAAACCGAAAGGATAGCAGCCGCTTCGGAAGACCTTAGAAACGAATTAGCGAATAGAATTGCGCTTGGCACCTTGAGCATGGACCAAGCAACTACAATACAAAGCCTTATAAATGAAGGAAACCTTGACTTGGCTACGGCAGAGCTTGCCTCGGCTGAAGCCATGCAAACGGAGCGGGTGGGACAAGAGGAAAGGCAGTCGCAGCGTGATTACGCCAACTTCCAGAAAGAGCTTACTAACCGCCTTAATTTGGCCAATATAGACCTAACGAAAGCTGAGAGAATACAGGGGTTAATTAATAGCGGTAATTTGGAAGAGGCGAATGCTGAACTGGATTCGGCTGAACGAATGCAGACCGAAGCACTGGAATCTGGAGAACGAATGCAGACGGAGCGAGTGCAGGCTTCTTCACAGGATCTTAGAGATGAGTTGGCGAATAGGGTTGAGCTTGGCGATATTGATTCTGCCCGAGCGATTGCAATACAGGGCCTTATTAACAGCGGAAACCTTGACTTGGCGCAAGAAGAGTTGGCGGGTGTTAAGTATACCACAGATGCCGAGGAACGTATGCAGACGGAGCGCATCGTATCGCAAGAGGGTCAGTTTAACAACGAGCTTGAGTTCCGCAAGGCCATTGAAACGGGTCGGATTGACGGCATGCCTACGTTACAATCTCAGTTACAAAAAGCTCAGTTGGCCGATATGCTTACCGCCCGACAGGCTGAGTCGCTCGGCCAAATGCTTGCCCTTGCTAACGCCATGCCAGATAAGCAGCGAAGCGTGGTTATGGCAGCCATATCGAAGCCCATACAAGAGTTTTATGATGGGGGGCGTGGCTACACCGATACCAAGATAGCTATGGCCAATATTCTTAACGTAAACCCAACCGATTACGGCGGTTAAAAAGGTATAATATAACATGGACCCACTTACAATCGCACTATTAGGTTCTGCTGCTATCAAAACAGGCGCGGGCATGTATAGCAAGCATCGCCAAGGTCGGGCAATGGAGAGCGCACAGAACAAGCAAGAAGATGAGCAGCGCAGGCTCAACGCCATTGCCCAGCTTCAGCGCAGCGCACCGCAACAAGCGGCTCTTAAATACAAAATGCCTAAAGATGCGATGGTAGCTGATGTAGTCGGCCAACTTGCTGGGCTGGGCGGGCAAGTCGCTATGATGAGAGGTGGCGGCGGGGG